TAAGTATGGTGACAACTTTGTGTATTTGAAATTAGACCCTGAAAAAGGTGTTGTAGGATGTATGCAGTTACCGAACATTGAGATTGAGCGTTTGGAACGTGGTATGCCGGCAAAATCACAGAATGTTGAAGAACCAAAAGAAAATAGAGGGTTAAGATTTAAGTGGAAAGCAAAGGACATGGAATTTAATTCATGGGAAATTGCCCACTTTAGATTGATGGGTGATGACAGAAAATTACCATACGGTACATCTATGCTGGAAAAGGCTCGTCGTATTTGGAAACAGTTATTATTGTCTGAAGATGCGATGTTGATATATAGAACATCGAGAGCACCTGAAAGAAGGGTATTCAAAGTGTTTGTCGGTAATATGGATGATAAAGATGTGGAGGCGTATGTACAACGTGTCGCCAACAAATTCAAACGTGACCAAGTTGTTGACAATAAAACAGGTAATGTTGATATGAGATTTAATCAAATGGCAGTTGACCAAGATTACTTTATTCCTGTTAGAGACGCTGCGGCACCAAACCCAATTGACACATTACCTGGCGCTCAAAACCTGTCAGAAATTGCGGACATTGAATACATCCAAAAGAAACTTTTGACCGCACTTCGTGTACCAAAGGCGTTTTTAGGATTTGAGGAAGTTGTAGGTGAAGGTAAGAATTTATCTTTACAGGATATTCGTTTTGCTCGTACAATCAACAGAATTCAAAAATGTATGATTGCGGAAATGAATAAAATCGCAATCATTCACTTGTTTTTGATGGGATTTGAAGATGAATTATCAAACTTTACATTAGGTTTAACCAATCCATCAACTCAGGCCGATTTACTTAAGATTGATGTATGGAAAGAAAAAATATTACTATACAAAGATGCGGTTGCGGCCATCGAAGGTATCGCTCCTGTGTCAGTTTCTTGGGCTAAAAAACACGTACTTGGATTCTCTGATGAAGAAATTAAACTTGATTTACAACAACAAAGAATTGAAAAGGCCGTTGGTGCCGAATTAACTAATACCGCGACAATCATCACACATACAGGTATATTTGATAATATCGATAAATTATATGGTTCTGTCACTGGCGGTACTGCCGCTGGAGGGGCCGCAACACCACCACCTCCACCAGGTGGGGAAGATATGGGAGGAGGAATGCCTCCACCACCCCCACCGGCAGGAGGTGAAGAACCACCAATTCCCGAGTCGTTTAAAAGGGATAATTTGAAAATTTTACTAGAGAATGATAGTCTAACTGAATCAGATAGTTTTATAGATTTATCAAAGGCTAAAAATTCTTTGGGGGAAATTGAGTCTGAATTGTCAAAACTCTTGAGGGATTGATATTTATAAATAAAAAGACATGGTAAAGTTCGGTTTATTAAAATCAAAGATAGAAAAATTGATGTTAGAATCTTATTCTAACGGAACATTCAAGACTGAAATGAAAAATTTCAAAAAGAATGTATTGGAGAATAAAAACATTTCAAAACTTTTCTATCTGTATGATGAATTGAATTCTAATAAAGGTTTGAATGAATCTATTGTGGATGATTATATCTACGAATGTATAACGATATACGAAAATACAATCAATAAGATTAAAAATTCAACTCTTGTTGATTTATCTAATTGGGTGGTTAATGTAAAGTCAGATAACAATTACTCAACTATCGACAATCTATTCTCTAATGATGTTCTCACAATTGAATCTAGATTATCTAGCAAAAAATTAATTAAAGAGTCGTTAAAGAAAAAACCTGTAGATAAAAAAGAAGTTGTTAATTTACCATTAAGTACTATGGTAAATGTTGCTAATAAAACCATTTCTAATTTTATTGAAAGTTTGAATGAGTCTGAAAAGAAAGAATTAGTTGATTTTCTTAAGACTGACGATAAAGAATTAGAGGGTAATTTTGAGCAATTAAAAGAAAGTGTCGCCAAAAAATTGGAGACAATTAAAGAGAACGCTGACACAGAAACTAAAAGCAGGATTAATGAAACTTTGGAAAAGGTTGTTTCAGAAAAATACGACAAATTTACTTATTTCAAATTAAAGAATCTTAACGAGAATCTTTAAAAGTCTTTGTTTTTCATTTTCTGAACATACTTGGCCTTTTTCAACATATTTCTTTTTCTAACCGACTTTTTTTCATACTCCTTTCTTTCGACGAGTTGACTTGACTGTCGGGTCTTAATCACTTTACTCTTGAGTAACTTTAATGCTCTCTCGATACCATTTTTATCTACTTTGACAATTAACATATATAATAAATAACGCTTAAATTGAATTTTTTTTGACTACCGACGCAAATATACTTATTTTTTTAAAAATAAACATCGGTAAAATGGAAAATTGATGAAAAAAGGAAAAACATCACCTATTGTGGGTTTTAAAAGCGCAAAGGTGATTTATGGGACGGTAGATTCGGTTGAATTTAAATCACTATATCTAAACATACAAACATGGGTTGAGCCAATTATAGAGTCTGAAAATTGGCAAAGAATAGTTCTAAACCTAACAAGAGCATTAAGACATACAATACACGACATTTTAGATAGGGTATTATTTGAAGATAATTTTATTGTGGATTTAGATTTAAGGTCAAGCGGACTTTGTAAAGGTAAAAAATCGTTTTTAAATTTAGAAGTTAATCTGTATGTTAAACACAAAGAATTAGATTTCAAATCAAAAAAATTAAAAGATGTTCTTAAAAAGATGACAAAAGAGATAGTTTCACATCACTTTACAAAAAACGAAAATTTTAAATTTCACTTACGTAAAACACTCAAACCAAAGGAAACAATTCTACAAAGTTAAAAACCAAAGTATTTATTATAAAAAATGAATATGGAAGTTTTAAAACCAGGACAATCAGGAAAAGGTATTTTAATCGAATACGATGCAGGGTACCTATCCCCAACCGAAAAACGAAATTCAGATTTAATACAAGAGTCTAAAGGAATGTTAGACCACTCAAAACCATTTGAGTTCTATGCCGTTTTACAAAAATACAATACCCCAAACAGAAACGGAAGAATATATCCTGAAAAAGTATTAAAGAGAGAATCCGAAAACTATAAGAAAATGATTAACAAGGGTATTGCTTTATCCGAACTTAATCACCCTGAATCATCATTAGTTGACTTGGATAGAGTTTCTCACTCAATTAGCGATATATGGTGGGAAGGCCCTGTTCTTATGGGTAAATTAAAACTATTAACTTCACCAGGTTTTCACGAGAGAGGTATTGTATCAACCAAAGGAGACCAAGCGGCAAATCTTTTAAGACAAGGTGTTACACTTGGTATATCATCTCGTGGTGTAGGCTCACTAAAAAAAATTGGTGAACAAAACGAAGTACAAGATGATTTTGAATTGATTTGTTTTGACCTTGTATGGTCACCATCAACACCTGGTGCTTATCTTTTCACCGAACCTGATGACAGATTTAAGTTTGAAGAAAACTTGGATGAGGAGAAAAAAATGAAAGCCGAGAGAGAATTTGGTGGTCCAACTGACAAATCGCTTGACTTAATGAAGAAATTGAACGATTATTTGGGTTACTAAAACATAATAAAATGGACGGAAAATATTTTGTAGCAAAAATTACAACAGACATGCCTGACCCAGAGACAGGTAAAATTAAAAAATTAAGACAAGAAAAATTAGTTAAAGGTTATTCACCGACTGATGTTGAAGCGAAAGTGACAAAGGTTTTTGAGAACTATTCGGAGGACTGGAGAATAACAGCTATTGTAGAAAGTAAAATTGATGAGGTGATAGAATAATCAAAAAATTATCAATAGTTGTAAAAGGAGGGGAAACCCTCCTTTTTTTTATTCTGATATATTTATCAGATATGAAAATTACAATTTCAGAGGGTCAATACAACATATTATCAGAATATTTCAAAAGACCAACAGACCCTATTGCTGCTCATATTAGGAAAACATTGAAAGATGTTTATTCCCCATCTAATTGGGGTAAAATTGAAAACCCTGACGAGGGTTGTGCTACTGATTTTGGGGTGATTGGGGTTTATCAGCATATACCAGGTAAAGATGAATGGTCAATACTTAACAGATTTGACACCAATACCAAAGTAAGAAGAAAAATGGAGGACTTGTTTCGTAAAGATGAACCTGACACCGAATTAACTCCTAAAAATTTCATGGAGTGGATTACACTAAACGCCGAAAGATTATTTAAAGGTCCTATCACTGATGAATTGGTGGAATTAAATAAAACCACAATTGAGAGGGGAAATCAAAATGAAGATTACGCAATTCAAATACTACAAGAATTTTTTGGTGAGAACGCCAAAATTGTAAGATTTTGTTCGGGTGATATTAGAGACACAAGAAAGGGAATGGATATTGCGGTAACTGTGGGCGGTAAAACATTTCACGTACAAGTAAAACCATTCACTTATATAAGAAGTTTGGTTGATAAAGATGGCGATACTTTTTTTGAAGTAACATCAAGGGGTTTTGACCCTACAAAATATTCTGAATCAAATGTACAAGTATTTTTATTCGTTGATTTGGATAGTAAAAGATATGTTGCGTTTGCCAATAAGAGAAATAAAATTAGAAAAGTAACAACTGAAATAACAAGATATGACGAACCATATCTTTTAAGTAATATAAATTTCGAAGGTCAGACCAAAGTTAAGTCATATAGAAACACTCCTGTTGAAGACGATATATTCAAAGTCGGAGAAAGAAGATTACAAAATCTAGAATTCAGAAAAGCGGAAATCGAAAAAATGATTGAGCTTGAAAAACAAAAGTTAGGAAAATCAGGAGAAAAATAATAAAAAATATTTAGTATCAAAACGAATAATAAAAAATTTTTATGATTTGATACATATTTATATAGAAAAATAAAAACAAAGAATGGCAAAAGAAAAATCTATTGTTGAAGAAGCAATCCTCCAAATGAAAAATTTGGAAGAAGCGGTTGCGGAAAATGCAAAAGGAATACTTGCTTCGACTATGAAGGAAGAAATCAAAGAACTAGTAAAAGAATCTCTTAACGAGCAAGGCGAGGAAGAGGTTGACATGGAAGTGGACATGGAAGAACCCGAAATGGAAGATGAGGACGAAATGGACTCAGACGAAATGGATATGGGTATGGAAATGGACACTGATAACATCGAAGATGACGAACCTATCGACTTAACTGACAAATCAGATGAGGAGGTTTTACGTGTTTTCCAACTAATGGGTCCTGACGACCATATTGTTGTCACTAAAGATGACAGCGGTAATATTAGTGTGAAAGATACTGAGACTGACAAAGAATATATGATTGTTGGTGAAGGAGAAGAATCTGATTATACAACTATGGAAGAAAACATGGATGAAATGATGGATGATTCTATGATGGGTGACACAATGATGGAAGATGACGATGTCCTTCCTATGGAAGAAGAACTTGACGAAATGGATGAGTTTGAATCTGATGGAAACATTGAGGACATCGTTGCTAAAATTTTCGATGAAGGAAATGAAGAACAAGATGAAGATTACGTTTATGAAATCGACATGAATGAAGAATCTGACGATGATGACGATGATACTGATGAGGAATCTGAAGGTATTGTCTATGAAATCGAAATGGATGAAGAGATTGAAGAGGACATGGATGAATCATATGACCAAGAAAATGAAGGTTACTTGGAAGAAGGTAAAAAATCCGCCAAGGCCAAAGGCATGGGTATGGGTAAAGCCTCAAAATTCAAGTATCGTAAAAATCCGAATCAAGGCGAAGGGTTTAAAGTTGTTAAGAAAACCGCTAACAAAACTATGGGTACAGGAAGTGCTAAAAAAGGCTTCTCCTATGATAAGAACGGCGAAAATCTTGACGGCGAATTTAAAATTAAACCAAAAGGCGTTAAGAAGGCGGAAACAAAAGAAGCCGCACGTACATACGGAAATGGTTCTAAAGAAGGACGTGGTTTAAGAAAAGGAATCACACCTAATAGAAACTTGAAGTTTGAAAGTGTGGATAGCAGTGAGTTACAACTTCTTCGTGAAAAGAATGAAGAATACAGAAAAGCGTTGAACGTATTCAGAAACAAATTAAATGAAGTTGCCGTGTTTAATTCAAATTTAGCATACGCAACTCGTTTATTTACTGAACACTCAACATCTAAACAAGAGAAAATTAACATCTTGAGAAGATTTGATTCTGTTGAAACATTGAAAGAATCGAAGAATTTGTACAAATCAATCAAAGATGAGTTGTCAGGAAGTTCTGCTCAACCAATGAATGAGTCAATCGGTCAAGTAATCGAAAAGGCTCCGTCGACAGGTTCAGCAATCAACTTAATTGAGTCAAAAACATATGAAAACCCTCAATTCCTGAGAATGAAAGATTTGATGAATAAAATAAAATAAACTTAAAATTTAATAAAAAACCAAAAAAATGGGAGCATTATTAGAATCAGGTCTTGTTGGTAACATTGGTCTTAAGCACCTTAAAGTTATCAAGGAAGATACTATTAACAAATGGGACAAATTAGGGTTCCTTGAAGGTCTTAAAGGCCACCTAAAAGAAAATGTTGCGCAGTTATATGAAAACCAAGCATCACATTTGATTAACGAAGCAACTTCTGACGGTTCTTCAGGTTCTTTTGAAACTGTTGTATTCCCAATCGTTAGACGTGTATTCTCTAAGTTACTTGCTAATGACATTGTGTCTGTACAAGCTATGAACTTACCAATTGGTAAATTGTTCTACTTCGTACCAAAGATTCAAGGTTATAACGGAGCTGATGCTGCTACTACAACAGGACCATTTAACGCTAATTCAGGTCAACACTACGCACCTGTAGGTTCTCCTGGTAACTATCCTGGTGACCCTAACTCAGGTTACACTACAGGTAATGGAGGTTATAATGGTACTTATGCTAAAAACCTTTACGATTTATTCTATGAAGGTACTGAACCGGGTCTTGACCCAGCAGGTCTTTTTGATTATTCAAAAGGTCGTTGGTCGGCTATCACATCTACCGCAACTGTTGTTTCTTGGCAAAATGGTGCGTTATCTACTTTTACAGGAACTTCAGGAAACGTTAGAAAAGTCATCATTGCACTTTCTGGTTTCCAAAATGCTGGCGTTGGTAAACTTATCGCACCTGATGGTAATGAAATTGACACAGAATCATTCTTGTCAAGTTTGATTGTTTACACAGGTTCAGGTTTAGCAGTTGCTGCCGGAAGTCCATGTACAGTATCTACAGGACCACTTTTATATCGTGTTGTAACTCAAAAATATGGTCAAGGTATTGTAGGACCAACTTCAACTTCAACTCCAACTACTTGGCCGTCAAATGGTGGAGGTACTTATGATAATATCTGCAGTCAAACTGGTATTATCTATTTAGAAGTTGACCTTTCTTGTCCTACTTGTCCAACTTGTGGTAGTGATACTTTGGACGGTTACACAGGAACAACAATCACTTCAGCGGCTACAACAACTTCATTTAGTTGTGCTTGGAGACGTTACGAAGAATTAGAATTTGAAGACAAGATTGGTGAAGTTTCTTTCGACCTTGAATCAGTAACAGTTTCTGTAACTGAAAGAAAGTTGAGAGCACAATGGTCACCAGAACTTGCTCAAGACGTTGCGGCATTCCACAACATTGACGCTGAGGCTGAATTGACAGCATTGTTATCAGAACAAGTTGCAGCAGAAATTGACCGTGAAATTCTTCGCGACCTTCGTAAAGGAGCTGCTTGGAATTTACGTTGGGATTACAACGGATGGAGAAGAGTTGCTAATACAACTTCCTACACTCAAAAAGACTGGAACCAAACTTTGATTACTGCAATCAACCAATTATCTGCTCAAATTCACAAGTCAACACTTCGTGGTGGAGCAAACTGGATTGTTGTTTCTTCTGAAGTTTCAGCTATCTTTGATGACTTGGAATATTTCCACGTTTCAAATGCGTCACCTGAACAAGACCAATACAACATGGGTATTGAGAGAGTGGGTACACTTGCTGGTCGTTACCAAGTATATCGTGACCCATACTTCCCATCAAACCAAGTATTGATTGGTCACAAAGGTACATCGTTACTTGACACTGGTTACATTTACGCACCGTATGTACCACTTCAATTAACTCCAACTATGTACAACCCATTCAACTTTACACCTATCAAGGGTATCATGACACGTTACGCGAAGAAAATGGTTAATAACCGTTTCTACGGACGTATCACAGTTGATGGTGTACGTACATTTGACTTACAAGAACTTAGATAATCTTATCTATAGTATAATTAAAAAGGGACGAGAAATCGTCCCTTTTTTATTTATAGATAAATTGTAAAAAACGTCACACAACAAATTTATTTTACAAATTGTGTGGATTAGACTATATTTATCATTATTATAATAAATTTTAAAAAACAAATAATGAAAAAACAAATCTTATTTTTAACCTTAATGATTATGTCGTTATTTACAATGGCCCAAACTTCAGTTCCTGTAGATACGACAAAAACCGGTGGTTTATTCTACAAACCAGCTAAAAAACAAAGTCCATTTACAAGTGAATTTGGTATTGCCACATCTAATCTTTGGAGAGGTGTTGATGTAGGTAAGCAACCCGTAATAAAAATGATTGCGGATTATCAACCTGTAGATTGGTTTACACTGACTTCGGAGGCGAATGTAGTGTATAATCAATTTAAAGATGGTTATGGAAACACAGTAAAGAATCAAGCAATGTTCAATATCTATAACACTTCTTTAGGCGTTCAGGACATTTACTTTACTCAAAACACTTTTTTACAGAGTGATACAAATTATTTCCATTATAATAAAAAAACAACTTCTCACTTTTTAGAAGCTGCTGTCAGATATAAAGGTGATGCCAAAAGTAGAATTGACTTTTTGGCAACTTATGTGTTCTACCAAAACGAAGCTTACAAAAAAGGTGCCGCATATTTTGAGGCGACATACCATTTGGATTATAATGCGGACCTATTCGTAGGATACGTAACAGGAGAATCTCAAGTTAATTTTCAACAAAAGGCAGGTTTCACTAATGTCGGTGTTGTTATTAAAAGAACATTACAATTTTCTAAAACAACTGATGCGAATACAAGACTTACAATTATGGTAAATCCTATGTATAAAACGGCAATTGTACCAAACTCAACGGTTGCTAATAGACCTATAACGGCTAATTTACAGATACTATTTTAATCTGATATGAGATTTTTGATTAAAGGAGGGTATAACCCTCCTTTTTTTTTTAGACAAAAATATATAATTATTCGACATAAAATTATATAGAAACCGAATATGAATATTTATTAAGATATTTATATATGAATTGTTTTTTTATATGAGGTTTATTTTATTTTCGATTTTATTATTTTTACAAATTAGTGTTTTTTCACAGTTAAGAGATTCGGTCTATGTTCAGACCGCAATTTTTAATATTGTTTATTCTGAAAAATTACAGCAACCTAAATGGGTTGAATATACCGTCCTCTGCCACGATGGTAAAATATCTAGAAAAGGATTAGATTTTTATCCTGTAAAGGGAATATCGACTTCAACAAATGAAGATTATGAAAATAATATCTATGATAAGGGCCATCTAGCTCCAGCCGCCGATTTCAACTGTAATCAAGATTATCTAAAACAAACATTTTCTTACTTGAATTGTGTTCTACAACACGAAAGATTAAATAGGGGGGTTTGGAGATTACTAGAATCTCGTGAGAGAGAACTCTCAAAACAATATAAAGTATCTGTTGAAATAAGAATGAATTATAGTAAAAATTCAAAAGTCTTACCAACAGGGGCTACAGTTCCCGATTCTTTTACTAAAACAATTATGTATAATAATAAAAAAGAAAAATATTTCTTCAAAAATGAAGAACCGAAATCATCTGACCCTAATTTATATAGGGTTAATTGATGTTTAATAAACAAATAAAATAAAATTAAAAAAATGAAAAAAGTAATCTTATCATTACTGTTTGTTTTCTCATTTATTTTCGGATATAGTCAATACGACTTATCCAAAAATATTGACAGACAAATTATTGTGGTTCCGAAAAAAGGAATGGAACTACAAGCGAAGAATCACTTTAACCAAGGTGATACAAAAGTTGTTGTCGAGTTCGACCAACTTGGATGGTATGTTGTCCTAATTCCGAATGGTGAAACCCAAGACGAATTTATTAATCGAAACAAAAGTTTAAGTTTCGTTCAAAATCTTTACAAAGACGAAGTAAGACAAATGCAATTGGATTACATTCCAAATGATGCTGAATTTAATCAGTGTTGGCATTTAAGACAAACTTCAGATGCTGATATAGATGCTGATGAGGCTTGGGATTTAGTACCCGCCAATAATCCATTTGTAAGTGTTGCGATGTTTGATGGAGGATTAGATTTAACCATTCCTGATTTAGTAGGAAATACTAATAGTCCATTCAATGCCGTTAATAGTACAACATCTATTCCTTATGTTAATGCTGAAGATAAACACGGAACAACTTGTTCTGGTACAATTGCCGCGGTAACAAACAATGGAATTGGTGTTAGTAGTGTTGGTAACAACAAAGTTAAAGTTATGCCGGTGAATATTATGTCACAAGTTTATGCGGGAGGAAGTTTTGGAACCTCGGACGTAATTCAGATTAATGGTGTAAATGCGGCAATGGCTAATCCGACCTGTGTCGCAATTGCGATGTCATATGGTGGTTCATCATATTCGGCGGCACTTGAAGCGGCTTTTAACGCGGCTAGAACCACCGCAAGAGGTGGAAAAGGTATGGTTGTGGTTGCATCATCGGGAAATGGGTTTTCAGGAACCGCAAATCAATATCCCGCACAATACAGTGCTGTATGGGGAATTGGAGCTACATCACAATCAGATGTTAGAGCAAGTTTTTCTAACTTCGGTCAAATTTGTGATATATCGGCGCCCGGCGTTGGTATTAGAACTACTGATAGATTGGGTACTGCGGGATATAGTACAGGTGACTATACTTCAATAAACGGTACTTCATTCTCTTGTCCTATTACTGCGGCAGCGGCTGCTTTTGTGTTCTACAAGAATTGGGAATTAACCGATGACCAAGTTTTACAAATACTTGCTCAAACGGCTCAAAAAGTTGGCGGTTATACTTATTCAAATGTTAGTGGATGGCCCTTATCAACAAGAAGTAATGAACTTGGTTATGGTAGAATTAACTTGAGGGACGCAATTATTGCAACACCAAATCCAGGTGGTGTAACTCCACCTCCACCTCCTCCGACACTCATTCATAACTTTGTAATTAATACTTTAACTGTAAGTCCTGCGGCGGTTACAGTAGGTTCTAATATTACAATTACTGCAAATGTCGCGACACAAAATCCCACATACCCATCGGTTAATGTAATGACTCAACATAGATTATCAACCAACACAACTTGGGGTGACTCTGACGATATTGTTATAGGAACAACAAGTGGTAATCTTGGTGGTGGAGTTGCAACTGACGTTGAGACAATAACTTATAATGTTGGTAACATTACAGGACTCAGATATATTATAAGTAGAGTTAATTATATGGGTACTATATCTGAAACTAATACAAATGATAATACAAGACAAACAAGTTTCAATGTTACTCAACCTGTTGTATCAGGTGGTGACTTATCCGTTGCTCTGACTATCCCGTCAACACCAACGGCAACAATTTCATCAACACAATCTCAAATTACGTTCCAATGGAAAGTTACAAATACAGGTACAGTTCCAATTACATCATTTACTTGGGACAGAATGTGGGTGAATATTCCTGAAGCACCTAGAACTTGGCCTACACCCGCAAATGGAAGTTTTCCAGGGTCTTGGCAAGGTCCATTACTTCCAGGTCAATTCATTTATTTACCGGGTGGAGGATTACCTACAAACCGATTAGGTGTGTCTTATTTATCGGCATCGGTATGTTTTAGTACAAACAGTTGTGCTCTACCACTTGGCTCAACAAACACTTTCAGAGTAAGAATTCTAACCGTAAATGGTGGTGCGGGCGATGAAAACCCCGCAAATAACCAAGTTGAATGTACTGTAACAAGACTTGCGACTGCGGTTAACAATGAAGAGGTTATTGACGCACCTGAAGTTAAATTTGTTGAAGTTAGACAGTTTAGTAATTTATATGAAAAACCAATTAGGTACGGTAGTATTGATGAAGCAATACTTGAAAAGGGGCTTAATGTAATTCACATTCATTACTCTGATGGAACGGTAGAAATTAAAAAGATTTCTGTGAACTAAAATATTAATTTGAATATGTTAAAAGGAGACTTAGGTCTCCTTTTTTTGTTTAACGGATATTTATTATAAAATGTTTAATATGAAGAAAGTTAAATTATTAACCGAAGACGATAGAAATGAAATCTTGAATTTATATTCACAAAAAAATATAGTATTAGAGCAAGCCACCACTCAACAAAACTATACACTACAAGATATTCAAAATATTTTAAATAGACCCCCATTTAACTCAAAATTAAACGCCGATAATAAGTTTGGTCCATTAACCGCCGGAGCAATAGTTAAGGCGTTAGATATGGTTAAATCAGGTCAGGCAGGTGTAACCCCTCAAACCATTGCGTCAAAAGATGCGACAACAGTACAATCAACAACCCAAACTGACAAAGGATTAGCTCAAAGTACCCCAACTCTACAAACAGGACCCCCATCTCCATCCACTAATACCCAACAAGCTACGACCGCTCAACAACCAGCACAGGCAACGACTCAAACCACCTCTCAACAATCGGCTCAAACCACAACACAACAACCAGCACAGGCAACAACCCAAACCACAACACAGCAACCACAAGCAACCGCTCAATCGACAGGAAAAGGAGATGATTCAACGGCTATTGAGTAATCTCATTGTTGTCCTCAATATCTTGAGGCTTTGCGGTAATTCTAATCGCTTTAGATATAATTTCACTTTCACCTAAAGAGAACGCACCTCTGTGATAAGCGGATTTACAGGCCAATGTTATAAAATATAATGCGTCTTGACTAGACATAGAAGAAAGTATAACTTCTAAATGGTCTTCACTAATAATCGGAACTTCGTCAAAAATTTTACCGTATAATTCGTCTGTTTGATTTTCCATAATGTTTGATATTTATAATAATAGACAATAAATTTCATAATGTTAAGTGAGATAATAAAAAAAGTTTTAAGGGAGGCAACTTCAGATTCAGGAGGAGCGGGGGCATATGTTGCGGCACTCCAACCTGGATTACGAAAATTTGATAAGACACAATTACAACCATTTAATCAACCTGTATCTGAATACGATAGCCCTTTATTACAATATGATAGTTATGATGGTGAAATTAGTATGAGATTAAACCAAATAAAAAAAATAGAAAAACAGGCTAAAAAAATTACAGATAAGATGAATAAAAAACCTTATTTAACTACTAGTGACGAGGATGGTAACAGTATAAATCAAACACCAGGAAAAGGTCTTAATGTTGTGCCTATTAAAGAATGGGTTGAAATAAATGAGGAAACAGTTTCAGAGGATTTAGCGGTTTGGTTTGGCACTAAAAAGAAACCTAAAGGAAGTAGTCAACCAAAAGGTCCTTGGGTTAATATATGTAGAAAAAAAGAAGGAGGTGGTCATCCCCCATGTGGAAGACCTGAAGCCGATTCAAAAGGATATCCAAAATGTAGAGCGGCGGGTGTTGCTTCTAAAATGTCTGATTCACAAAAAAGAGCGGCGTGTGCCCAAAAAAGAAGGGCGGAAAAAAGCGACCCAAAAGTAGGTACCGGTAATTCTCCTACTATGACTTCGTACAAACCAAAAAAAAAGACTCAAAATGAGTCTTTAGAAAGATTGGTTAAGAAGATAATTAAAGAGATTGTTCAGGACTAATCACTTCATTATTATCAATTTTATTCAGAATAGAGGATAATGAATACTCAATTTGTGATGTAATTTCAGTCTCATAAGTCTGTCTTTCACGTTCTGTTCTATTATCATACATACGTGATAATCTTTCCCACGATTTAAAATTGAGTACTACATCGTAGTGATATACGTGATTTGTCACACTAATCTTTCCCCCATCCAAGATAACAAACAATCCAAGTTCGGAATTCTTAATATACCTTTTACCTGAAATAGGAGCAATAAGAAATTTAGAATTAGGGTGATTAATCAACTTTCTACAGATTGTACTACAAATCCGTACATTATCATCCACAGGTTCGGATTTATAATTAGATTTTTTTGCCAGCCAAATTGCTGATTTTACATAGAGTTTTTTGAGCCAACGATTAACAATTTTTTTCATGAATTTTAGATTTATTACTACAAAAGTACAAATAAAACCAATATCTACAAAAAAATTATTTCTTTTTTTTCGTGAATATGATGGCAGATTCGGTGACCGCCAAAACCGCAATTGCGGGTAACCAAGCACCAGTTACACCTCCTAATAATATACCAACCGCGGCAACACTAACACATAATGTGTTTTTTTTCCATTTCCTTATTGATTCTGTTTGAGTTATAGAAGTAACTTCATTTCTTAATTGTGATACTTCTAATGTATCTATAAGTTGAAAATATCTTCGTGATAGAAGATTATAGTCGTAGTCGGCTTGAGACAATTGGTCTGTAAGTTTATCGTTATATTTATTTAAAGAATCATTCTCCGTCGAACATTTTTCTAATCTTGATAACTTTTCTAATAATTTGACTTCTTGTTTTTTTGTGAAAAATATACCCGAATCACCTTTAAGGATTATCCTTTTTGGTAGTTCCTTTTGTCCATAGGCTATCACGCTTTGAATCAGTATAAAATTCAGTACAATCAATTTCTTTAATAACTTCATCTCTTTTAATTACTATTGTTTCTTTTGGTTTCGAAGGTACTTTTACAAAAACCGTATCTGTTACAATTTCTTTATTATCATCTAATAATAGTAATTTTTTTTCGTAATTCAATAGCTCTATACTATCGTTAAGACTAACAATAGTTTTCTTAAACTTTTCAGTTTCTTTTGGATAAACATTATAAACTTTTTTAGGTACGGTTATTACATATAATAACAGACCTAGTATCACAGAATAATACCAGTATTTTTTTAAAAACTGCATGATTGTTATAAATTAACAATAAGGTGGAGAACATTTTTTCTTCCCGTCTAACCCTTTCATTCTACCCTGACATACTTGAACCGCGAAGCCATTTCCATAAGCCGAGGGGTAGACTTTAAATTTTGCTTTTGCGGCCGCTTTACCTCTAGCACAAAGTTTTGTACCTGCTTTTTTACGACCTTCCATCATAACCATTTCTTCTTCATCTGATTGGTCATTTAAATCACCTTCATCGGTAGTTTCATTCATTAAAAAATCAAACACTTGGTCCATATTATTTTTTGCTTCGGCAATATGGTCTTGTGCCCAATCGTGACCGTTATCTAAAATAGAATCAATCTCGTCTCTATTTTTACTTAACAATAAGTCACATTGTCTTCTCATTTGTTCTAAATTTGAGAAGAACATGTATCTATCTGAACGTTGTTCCTCTAATACTTTTTTAACTATATTAGTTAATTCTGATTCTGTCAATTTAATTTTTTTCATAGTATTAAGAATTTAATCCGTTACCTCCTATTGTAACCGCGTTCAATTGGACCACCGCGTGATGTTGATTATTTAACCATACCGGATTTGGTGGGTTAAATGTGGATGCGGTGGCGGTGCCCTGACTTAAATTACTATTCAAATAAATAGGTATTGATTGAGCGGTGTTAGCACTATATGGGGCTATACAGGCGGCACAACTGGCAAATTCTATTGCTAAATTAACTGTAACCGCACCCCCAGTTGTTGCGCCAGTTGATGTTATTTGAATACATCTACCATCCCCTAATTGGAAAAAGTCATTCACCGATACTCCATTGTCACTAGCAACGAAGGTCAATACTTCCCCACTTGAACAGGTCGTACCTGTCATAAATCTATTTGCCATTTCAGTTTTTCTTTATAAATATCTTTTATTTTACTTATAACTTACAATTTGAAATTTAATTTGTCTTTTATAAGTATTAATTTCACCACTGCTTTTCACCTGAATATCTACATAATATTCATTTGGTATTTTATCACGAGTATCAAATATAAAATAGTATTCATTAGGTGTTCTATTAACCTTGGTCCAATCCTGTACTTGTACTTCAATTTGACCTTCCCTGACATAAATTCTGTAATAGGCGTCTACGTTTGGTAAAAGTTTGGCGGTACTATAAGCTTGTTTAATTATAACACCAACCTTTCGAATATCGGTGTTGAATATTTTTTCATCCTGTTTGATACCATAATAATCAAAACCATATATTTTAGGGTCTAATGAGTCGGTCCCGATGCTCAACACTTTTTTTAATGGATAAACCGCAAATTCATTAGTAATGTTTGATATAGCAAATCCATTTAATGTCATATTCTTCCAAGTATCAGAGAATGTACAAGGTGTCTTATAACCTATTAAAGCAGGAATGGTAACTTCATAAACTCCTCTTGTTCTTAAACAAGATGTTACGGCCGACGCACTCGGGATTGGGTCACCATTCCCATCCTGTAACTCAACCACAGGAGGAGAATCCAGCTTTATTGGATTGCCATTTTCAAACAGATATAAATATAATTTATTAACTTTACCTAAAGTAAAACTATTTCTATCATCTTGAATTATATCGTTATAATTTGTCTCAAGATAAGGTTCGTAAAAGGTTTGAGTATGACGGGTAAAAAATTGAACTTCATATGGTTGGGTTAAACCTGTTAAATTTTCAACTTGAGGTTTGAAGGCAATACCCCATCCTGTCGTATTAACTAATGAACCATTAAGTATATTGTTAATTTCACCAGTCATATCGAAGGCGATATTTTCATCACCAAATTCAAAATGTTGAGTATCAACGATTATTAAATCATTATAATTAACCGTTCCTGTATTTTTATTATTATAAATTCCTTCTTGAGTCCAAGGAGTTACTGTTGTGGTTTTAAACCAATTTGATGGTCTATCAGAGAAGTTTTTGTCGTATTCTGAATATTCATATATCAAATCGGCAAAATCATAACCAACACCCTCATCCCATTCTTGTGGTGTAAGAGCTTCGGCATTTGCGTACGGTATTCTAAATAAGATTAAATCAAAAGAAGTTGCCCTCATTCTTCCATTAGAAGTTTGGGTATTTTTTAATTCCTCTTCAAATGCCGAAGTATTAGTCATACGTAAAGTATGAGTCAAAGAATTTGAACAACTCGTAGAAACTGTTCCATCAGATATCTTGGATTGTAATAGAGTTAAGTCTAAATCAAAAATAAATCTGCTGTAGCCGTTAGGAAACGCAGAATATACAAAATTACCATAAAAAAGCTCGGTAACAGGATTTCTACCTGTATTTGTATAACTGTTTGATATTAACGTATTATTCTTCTTAAAATAAGAATTGTGGATTGACATTTATAGTTTTATTTATAAATATCAATTAATACGGATATTTTGATTGAGGATATTGTTTTCTGCGTTGGCCAATAAAGCGTCGATTTCACTTGTTGTTTGTCCATTACCTGAAGCGACTGGAACTGGCCTCATAATTGATTTAGGATGAACGTGACCTTTAACGAACGCAAATATTTTCCGTAACAACTCTAACAACTTTTCCCCCCTAACGCTTGAAAAACTTAAAGACTCAATGCTTCTGGCGTCTCCGATAAATTTATCTTGGGGTATTCCATATAAAGTATTTCTTAAATCTATTTGCTTACCACTTGGGTGTGTTGTGTCGTGAGATATAAAATAAATTTTTTGTGCTCCAAGAACACCATATGTTATTTCATTTGGTTGGAAATCAACAGGTGTTATTGAACTAATTTTAATGTCGGCTAAAGGTCCAAAAATGGGTTTCTGATTATTATTTTCTGAAACTAAAAAAAATCCTGTTTTGGTTGGTGCCGATGTAATTTTAATTTGTTCGTAAAACTTCTTAAAATTTTTGGTCTCGGTAATCTCCGCAAGGTCAACAATATTAGTGAATCTATCACCTCTTTCTAATGTTTGTTTTGATGGGGTAACAACAAAAGGAAATGTTTTATCAGGGTCACTCTCAAAAACCGTGCGTATAAATTCATTTATGATATCTACAGCATCAATTAAACTAGCGTTTATAGTTATTTCATTTAAAGGACCTTGAAAATCAGTACCAATAGACAAATTCTTTATCGTAGATTGTTTAAAATTTTTGGTTGATACCGGATTCTTTTCCCCGACTGGTTTTGGTATTATTGAATATAACCCAACTGTACCATTAAAAATGTCAAAATCATTCTCCAAATTTTCAATATGCCACATAACCATTTTTTGAACATTTTTAACATTCTCAACCAAACTTATTTTTTTCTCTTTTGGTTTGGTTACTTTCTTTTGTTGGAAATTAGATAATTGTAAAAACGCTCTTTTAGTGCTGGCAACAGGAAGCTCCCGTATGTTCAATTTTTTTATCTTACCAGCACGAAGCAATAATTCATCCCTCTTAACTATTAAATCACATGAACCTCTACCCAAAAATCCGTTATCACCAGGTTCAGGAAAAACTCCTTTACTCTCTTCTTTTCTATACTGATTAGAGTTTTTATCTTTAATACTCAAAGATTGTTCTATTCTGTCACCTGTGGCTAAAAATTTCTTTGACCCTTGATAGTTCTCAAATGGAGAATTTACGGGTGAAGAAAAAGGACCTTGTATATAAAATTGATTTTGGTACTCAAATTTTTTGTTCTGATAAACAATATGTACATACTCACCTTTTTCAGGTACTTGGTTTAGGTAGAATGGTAATAGAGGTAAAAAAATAATTGGGTCCCTACTTGTCCATCTATCTCTATCTTCATTCCAATTTTCAACCGACGCGATTATTGCGGAATAGACCTTTGTTTCAGGTATAACCCTTAATCTACCCAGCATCATCGGGTCTTGGTTATCATAAACAATTCCCGGAAAAATTATTTGATGTTCATTACTACTATCTATACTGGCAGGACCACTCATTTTGTTACAGTTCTATTTTGGTATTCTTTCAAAATTAAATTATACGAATTTTCGACCTTATCTAAATGTTTTGTAAAATTTATAATATTATCTTTGGTTCTATCGAAATCCTCTTTCAAAAAATCTAAAGCATAAACCAAGTCCTTATTAGGTAATGATTTATATTCTTTAATAATTTGAACTACTTTTTCAGCTCTTAATTTATCTTCCATAATTACATCTTTTTACCAAATGCGTTTTGAGGGATTGTTAATCCGGCGGGAGTTATAGTTAAAGGAGGCAACGCAATTTGTACTTTGCCATTTTCCGCCTCTTCATTAACCATTGCCTTCATAGCACTAAATACACTTAATACTTCTAAATTAGGACTACCATCAGGTAAAGGACCTGTAGGGATACCTAATTTTTGTAAGTCTTCAATGGTACCAATAAATGCTCTTGCCGCTGAAAATCCGTCAAGTAATTGTGATGCGAACACCAGTGGTAAGGGAAGTTGTATTCCGCCGGGCACCGATATCTTCAACAACCATAAAATCTCATCAATAACACTCTTACATTCCCTCCAATCTTTTACAAATTGAGCAACAACTATTAGTATTTGTATTAGTTTAAGGACCATGATTATTTTTTTGTTAGACTTTTCTTTTTGTAAGTCTACAATAACACTTTGAATTAAATTCAAAATGTCTCTTTTAATTAGATTAAAAAGTTCTTTTACAAAAATCGCTCCTATCCTTGATACTAAATTTTTTATAAATGATTTAAATTGTAAAAATAAATCAACAAAACCATTTATTTTATCAACAACAAGACTACCAATAGCCTTTAACATAACTAAAATAGGTAGTAACACTTTAGGTCCTAACAATGAAATAGTTAAACCTTGAGTAATTAATTTAATAAAATTTAAATCTAACGCCGCTTTAATATTACCACCAATTGCGATACCGGTCCATTCAGGATTGTTTGCCAATATGTCGGTCAATTCACTAGCCGCTCTATCTAAAGCAGGACCCTCAAATCGATTTAGGTCCGCCAAGGCATTTACAATCTGAACAGAATTAACAGGTAGTTTTTCAGTAGAACACTCTAAAAATTCAACAACACCCAATTTAAAATTACTAATACTTTGCTCAACGTTTCTTAAATCGACTTGATTTAATTCGTAAAACGATTCATCAATACCATCCAATTCTCCGACTTTAGCAACTCCACTAACGTCAATTTGTGTTCGATTATCAAAACACAAACCTAATATTCTTGCCATGTATCTTTGGAATTTAGTTGAATCCTCAACTTGATTAACACTGACTTTAGCTTGAATTGAAACAGCCCCACTTAAGGAATCCATTATGTTTGCCATAATAGATGAAAAATTGATTACACTTATAGTTTTGTAATAATCTATTAAAAATTCTGTTACTTGATTAACATTACCTACTCTATTTTTCAAATCAACTTGAAACCACGGACCGTACTGACCAAAATTATCGGTTTCAACAAATGTTATATCAAATAATTCTTGTCCAGATTGACCATAATATAGTTGTGAGTTTGCGGTATCATATGATTGTCCGGGGTTTTGGACTCTTCGATATAATTCTTTATTCATTGAAAACGGGTCATCTTGAATGGAGACCGCATTTTTTTCATAAAGAGCAATACCTACTTTACTGTTTGGGTCTTTTTTTAACAACCCACCCGGGTCAACACTTTTAACTTTTACATATATAGTTTGAGCTACAAAAGTTTGTTGCTGGTCACAACCAGTGGTCTTAATAATCTCTTCTATTAAAATTTGTTTTATCTGTGGTTGTATATTTCTTATCGTTTTGATAAGAACATTTTTCATATACCTAGAAGTATTACCACCCTTATTTCCGGTCAAATTACCAATATCCAATAATTGACTTAATTGGTCTTTAATCTCTTTTTGGTATCTTTTTACCTGTTCTTTAGCAGCATCTAATTGTTCGGATATATCAGCTTGAGCTTGTTCTAATGAATCTCCCGCTTTTTTCTTTGCGGAGTCATATTGACCCTTTAAATCCTTGTAAGCCCCAATAGAACTTATTTTTTCTTTTGCCTTGTTGTAGTCACTTTCTAAATCTAATGAAGCCATTATTATAAATTATTTCATTTTATATGACCCATCACTTTTTGAAATATCCTTTTCTATTAAATTTTGTAAAATATCATCATCAACATCTAAATCAGAAATTGAAAACGATTCTTGTTTTGAATTTGATTTTTCCCAAATGCTCGACTGTAGTTTAGATAGAGTGAGTTTTTTCTCAACACAGTCATTAATTATCTTTTGTTGTTCTTTAATAATTGGACCCAATACGGTCATATCTTCGGTCTCTTTCATCAAAGACAACATTTTATTTTGAATTCTAATCGCAGTATTTCTCTGTTCTACAAGTTCGTTGTAAATTTCCTGCATCAATGATAACATTGATTCTTTGGTAAGATTGATTTCTTTTTTTTGAGGTCTTGGCATAACAATAAATACTATTTAATCATTTTTTGAATGAGATTATAATATATTACTTTATACTTCTTCATAGAACTTCTAATTTCTTTGGTACTTAAATTAGTCATTTCCCTCAAAGACAATAAAATTATATTCTTATTGAATTTATTGTTATCAGTACCAATAAAGATATTGTCGTAGTTTTCGAATAAGTCATACAATGCTTGTCCTAGTTTAATCTCATTTTCTGACAATCCTTCTTGACTAATAAACTCATCAATCTCATTCAAAAAATTTTTAATAACTAACTCACTATCAAAAACTTCTCTATCAATACTATAAGAAAAGTTAGTATTGTTTTCTAAATTAGAAGATATATCCTCATAAGAAATCTTACGATTCATATCTTTTTGGTCTTTGATGATTTGACCCATCAAATAGTTTTTACATATCGTACCAAAGTAAGAATAAGCCTTCTTTTCTTTAGCAGGCTTAAACTTATCTATTTTGGTCATCAAAAATGAGTGAGTGTCTATATGGATTTCATAGAAGTCCATATCTTTTCTATATAATTTGTATCTTCGAATAATCGAAGAAATCATTTTGTCTAAGGGTTTCCGTAAAAACTCATTGTATATTTTATTTTTTTCATCAAAAGTTTCGGCTTGTAAAAATCTAACGACCGCCTGCTCCTCCCTGACATCAAAATAATTTGCTTGTTTTGGTTTCCTACCCTTCTTCTTTAACTCAACATTTGTATCTCCTGACAAATTGCTGATTTCGGTCATTAAATGGATTCTGGTTCAAATTTTATGTCTCTTTCTTTTGTAAAGAAATACTCTTTTTTCGCGGATTCTATCCAAAATCTAACTTCTTGTTCGGTCAACATATTATCTCCGTTCTTGTAATTCCAAAAAATAGAACCTGTACGTAAATTAACGTGTTTGTAACCAATTTTAGGGATAGACATTATTTTAACCGAATTGTAAGTCATTCTTAAAAAGAATTCGTAACCAAATGTTAATTTGAAGTTTGGTTTCATCATTCCGTAATCTTGGAACACTGACTTTTTCATTACCATACCTGATATTTGAAAATTTTGATATGTATGTAATGTATCATTAGTCAATATACCCATTTCAGATGAGATATTCAAAGCAAATGTTGCCTCATTTGTAAATCCGGCAAATACACCTTTTTCATCAACGTCAATAACCAATGGTAAAAATGCTTGAACATCAGGGTATGATTCATGATATTTTCTAACATTCTTAAACCAAATACTTGAAAACTCATCGTCAATCTCAAAAAGAGATACCCATTCTGATTCCGCAACGCTTACTCCATGATTTACTTGAAGTGCGTAATTACCCTCCCCACTCCATAAGTGTTTTTTAACATTTAAATCACCAAAATCATATGAATTTAAGAATTCAACTAAATTTGTTTCTTCAGTGTGAACAATAACTAATTCATTAATACCGACTTTCTGATTTGACAGTGAGTCGATACATTTTTTAAAATAACCATCAAAATCAATTACTGATGATGTTTTAATCGGCAATATGACCGATACATTAAAAATTTCTTTATTTGTGTTTTCCATATTATTCTACTGTTTCTATTTCTGTAAGTTTATTAAGTTGCTCTTCAAATGAATTAAGTCTTGTCTCTAAATAACCTTCAAACAACGACACTGAATTTTTATAAAATTCACCTTTAGTTGATAATGAATCCACAGTTGTTTTCATTTCATTGTAAAGTTCAGGTTTAATATTATCTTCCAACCAATTCTGAAGAAAATCGGCCGCAAAATCCGTAATTTGATTTTTGTTATTAACCCAAAATCCATTATTTTCATTCATCCAATGAGGTAACAAATTAGGTACCAAACCCAAGACAGGAACACCAGTCTTCATTGATTCGAGAGGGTATGTACCAAACCCGCTAGTTTCGTCAACCCAAATAGATAAGAAACAATCTTGTAGATTTTTAGCAAAATCTTTTTCAGTTTGATTTCTCATGTCTTTGAAAGAAACCCATCTGTATTGAGGGAATTTTAAATAGAATGTTTTAATAATATTCGCAGTATCTCTTGGCTCACGAGTGTGAATTGCGATAATTGGTTTTGGTGGATATTGTTGTTCTGTAAAATTATCCGAAATAAATGGAGGAAGAATATCAAAAGATGCTGTTCTCATAATGTTTGATATATATTCCTTTTGGAATTCAGATGTTGTGATACATTTGAAGAAACCGAATTGTTGCCATGTTTGACCAGGTTGTAACGTTTCCAAAATATGGTCATATGCCTGACACAAAACAATTTTACCACAAGGTAATTTTTCAATCTGAGGCATTATAAATCCGTAAAGTTCAGGTAATACGATGAAATCTTCAGGTGAAACCTCTAATTGCTGACCCTCAATTGATTTGTGAGGTAGCTTCATAAATTCCTCACCCATCCATGACGCAACACCAACGTAATCTGGTTTTTCATGTAACATAATTGGATTATATCCCGATTTGGATAATGACATACCTAAATGGTAAATGTAAGAAATAGATGCTTTCGCATTACCTTTAGTGTCTTGGACAAGAAGATAAATTCGAGACTTTTTGTCCTTCATGTTCATTATAGATGTCTCTAATTTTTTAATTTGTTCTTGATTCATATATTAATACTTGTTTAATAATTTTTTATTTAATAATGTATTGAATGAGATTTTAAATGGGATTGACAATTCGGAGCTTTTTGGTCCTAATGCTTCATCAACACCTTCATTTTCGGTCATTAAAATTTCAATTAATGTTTTAACCATTTCATATTTAACAACACTTATATGGTTTTCTGAAGAACCTGTTGAATCAACTGAAGGCTCAATATTGATATATTCATCAATTTGGTCCAAATCCAAATAATAATATTCGTTAAGAATTTTTAGCATGGAATAATTTCTTTTAATTTTTCTTCGAACTCCTTCATAGTTGTAATAGTATGAATTGATTCTATTTTTTTATTATACTCCGTTTCAAATTTTATAACTAATTTATCTGACGGATGTTCTAATAATAAGGACGGATTAGATGTAAGTAAAATATCTATTTCATCCCACATTGAATTAATTGTGTAATTACTATAAAATACCACTTTTTCTAATTGGCAACCAAATTTTGACAGGAAAAATAATGAAGCTGGTTTTGATTTACCAATCTCGTCAGAAACCACAATAAAGTCATGTTTATCTCGTAAATTAACATACACGTCATTCAAGTCGTTAAATGTAGTGTACTCTGAAGATGGGGAGTGACCAAATATTTCCATAACATAATCCTCGAATAGAAATGAATACTCTTCTTCTTTATTCTGAAAAATGAAGTGATTTGAAATTTCTAAACTGTCCACCGGTAAATTTATTTTATATTCAAATGGAACAATCTCACTTATCTCTTCAGTGTTACCTGATATATCTAATTCATAAGTTTTTTCAAACCTATCTTCATCGGTGATATCAATTAGATTTTTTTGATAAACTTGCGCAATTTTCCCAATAGTGTCCCGTAAGACACCATTTATCTCAATTCCAATTCTCATGATTCGTATCTTTTAAGTATTTTACTAATCAGAGGATTTCTTACAATATCTTTATTATCAAATTCGAATACACCAACATCAGGTAACTCTTTGAATTTCTCAATAGCGTCCCAAAGCCCCGATTGTCTTTTATCTTTATATCTGTCAGTTTGTTCTAAATCCCCCGAGATGAAAAATTTACTATTAAAACCTATTCTTGTCAATAAAAGTTTCATCTGATTTGGAGTTGAATTCTGCGCCTCCTCGAAAATAAGAATTGAGTTATCTATATTCATACCTCTCATATATGCTAGTGCGAATACCTCAATTACGTCAATCTGTTTAAGTTTCTCACGAGCTTCTTTACCGATGATTTTATTCATCAAGTAATAAGATGGGAAAATATATGGGTCTAATTTTTCTTCAACGTTACCCGGTAGCGACCCAAGTTTCTCTTCCGCCTCAACCGCCGGTCTTACAATTATAATTTTTTCATATGGGGTTTCAGGGTCTGATAATAAATCAAGTGCCGCTTTCATGGCAATATAACTTTTACCAACACCTGCTGGACCGGAACAAATTGTAATTTGATTATTAACTAATAAATCGTAGTATTTTTTTTGATTCTCTGATAAAAATTTTTCTTTTGATTTTTTCTTTATTATTTCAGTGATTTGGTCTTTCCTACTCACATTTTTCTTCGGTTCTTCTTGAACTGAAATAGGTTTTTTTCTTGTCATATATTAATTTTATAATAATTCATCCAATAGTCAATCATCTCATCAAGCATTGACTCAAAGGTGTAATCATGAGTCCATCCGGTTTCTTTAACATGAACCTCATAACCCTTTTCTATTAAAAATTCAGCTAGATACGAACCATCCTGACCATTAATACCTGTAATCAAAATTATTTTTTTCATACTTTAAATTATATCAATATCAATTGCATTTTTTTAAATTAAATTCTATGTAAAGAGTCAATTAAATTATTTGTGATATCATAAAATTTATTTTTTTTATTTGATACTCTGACAGATTCACTAGCTATTAAAACATCAATTATGTTAGAGTCCAAATTAAATTTATGAATATAATTTTTTCTAAAATACTCATATAATTCATAATCAAAAGTATAAAATAAAATACTAAACAAATGTTTTGAAACATCTATATAATATGATTGAAATAAATCATCCGATAAAATAGGGTCTATAAGATATAGGGTATCATTTTTTTCAATTAAGTTGTAAATTGAAAAATCACCATGATTAAATGTATTTGGAATATTAAAACTTTTTAAGTTTTCTATTAAAATATTACCACCAATAATTTGATTATTATTTTTTAAGTGATTATCAATTCTTCCAATATATGATTCATAATTTGAATTATTTGATGGTTTTGTATCCTTAAAAATTTTTATTACGTCGTAAATCAAATTAAAGTTGTCACATTTTTTTCCACTTATGTAGTTAGTTGCGATAGTATTTTTATCGTAACTTAGTATCTCAGGTATATTTAGTCCCAATTTTTCGGCCATAATAAACCAAGTAAATTCATTAATACTAGTATCTGTTTTCTTGGTTACTATATTGTTTAAACGTCTAACTTTATTATCTGTAAAATTTGAATCTAATTTTTCATAAAAAATACTGTCTTTAACATTAAAACATTTGTCATCTAAATAAACATCTCCATATTCTTTATTAAAAGATATTGAATCGTATTTTACATTATGTATTCGTAACCATTTTTTTATTTTATCTAAATACTTTATTTCTCTTTCTTTTAGAGTATCACAAGTTTTAGAACCTCTGGCGGTAACAACATTAATTATATTATTATCACCGTGCAATTCATTTATTAACCTAACTATTGGTATATTAGGAGTCATATTCTCCAAATCAGAGGTATCACCAATTGCTAAAGTACCATCAAAATCAACTACAACTATCATATATTTTGATAATAAGATTCTATATCACCTAA